GCCGGTTAGAGTACGGGGGGCTTCCACCCCCGGTATTCGTCGGCGCCAGCCCAGGACATCTCGCCTGGGATAGCCCAGTAGGACTTACGTCTTACTAGCGCTTTCGTCTCTCGACGAACGGTTAGCGGAGAACGAGAATGTGATCCTCGTAACACTGCTAGATACTCCATACTATTGCAGACGTCTGGTTCAAATCCATTTAGCTTGTCTCGTTTGCCTGAGGTTTGCACCTCAAGCCACGAGAAAGCATACGTGGATCGGTTCCAGACAAAGTATGGACAACTTGACGCTACGTCCATGCTGACTGTGAAGGCAGCATCGGCGTTCCCGTGCATGTGTCTTAAAAAGCGCACACGCTCGGGACAAGCTTCACGCAAGGCGGATCTTGCATCCTCGAATAGAGGATACGAGAATACCGACCTGAGTGTCGAGTTGTGGAACTTATACAGGTCTACCGTACTGGTAAGCCTGAAGTCCAAGTATACAGGACGAACGTCCTGACCGCAGTACCAATCTGTTCCGCAAGACTCCCTAAACCGACCAAAAATAAAGGTCTTTTCAGGGTTGTGTCTAAAGCCGAAGTACCGGAGAACTTCCAGTACAAGAGCGGCGATAGACCGACGTACGATAATGTCGTCCCCATAGACTCGAAAGTCTCTGGGTTCTTCACCATGCAAGCTTTTGGAGCAAGCATGGCAAATGGCGGCAAATATCAACGTCTGCAAGGGGAAACAGAAGCCGTTGCCCATACTAACGAACTTATGGTAAACATGAGTCTTACCACGGTATCGGTAGCAATGTGACCTAGTATCGTTTAAAAGACGATACCAGGCCGGCGGAAGGAGAAGCTTAGCGACATTGTCAGACAAGGAGTCTGACGCCGAAGCTAAGTCGATGGTGCAGTAGGGGTTATCACCCCCAAGGCTCCCTCGACGGGCCAATTCGCAATTAGCGAGTTGGTCCTTTAGATCAATACCCACACGAGCTAGACGCTCACGTAAGTATTCATCGATCCCCTTCTGATAATAGCCATTTAGCAAAGGCTCAGACGCGATCGACCGCTTGGTCTTAAACGTCTTGGGTACAAAGCTAATGTTATTATGCGTTACCAAATCCACCCGACTCGCTACTCTAGAGGAAAATTCCTCGAAATCGTAGCACACAAACTGGCGATCCGGGTCCCTAAGGACGTAATCGCGAATTTGTGCATGTTTCCATAGAGCCATGGTGCACTTCGAGAGCGCCAAGCGAGTACAGGACCACCTACTAGCCAAAAGTTTTCTGGCTATGTTAGTGCGATTCCCTGTAACTCCTACGCTAGCCCCCGGGCCGAAATCGCACAAGTCATGAATACGATCTAGGTTGGGCAGTTGCCCAATCGTCGACCGTATCCAACGTCTAGCTTCCTGGATCAATTCCGGGTAGCGAAAGCCATCCCCCATT